GCTTGAAATCTTGGTTCATCTGTTCCTTTGGGGTGACTGTTCCACTGTTCCGCGTTCCCCTCTAAAGAGGGGGAACGGCGGAACAGTTTGGACACTCTTGTCGGTGGTGTTCCGTGGAATAGAGCGGAACAGTTGCGGAACGGCGGAACAGTTAGACATTGGGAGTCCAAGGCTTGACATCGTTGGCATAAAAGTCGCTTTGATAACCATAAAGATATTTCTGACCATCCTTGCGATAAGTCAATGAACCCTTGGCAACTAAAGCTTCAATGACAAATTTCAGTTCATCATTGGCGATGGAATGACCTGCCTCGCGCATATGCTCAGCAATCTGATTCCTGCCGATTTCGTGGCCGACTCTTCTCAGTAGATCGCAGACTGCTTCCATCTTCTGTTCCCTGGTGGAAACCTTGGCAATGCCACCCGATATGGACACCGAGATACCACCATCAGGAAGGCTTCTAAGGTTGGCAACGCCGACCGTCTTGGCATCGGGGCAGATGGCACGGACAAAGCCAGGCCTGTCTTTAGTGCAAGTTATGTCAAGGGCTCCGTCAATGCCTCTGCCAAATGGCATCGCCACCGACACGGCAAAGGCCGCGCCATCTATGTCAGCTCTCTTGGCTTGGGCTCCGATGGCGTAATTGCCTCGGTTGTCCTTTGATTTGGTGACATGGTCGATGGTGAGAATGCCAGCGCCACCGATCCTTAAAGGCTTCAAGATGGTTTGTGAGAAGAAGGTTGCATCCTTATTCTTCTCTAAATCAAGACCCATAAGGTTCATCGCGGCATTGACACCATCAACGACAATCAGACTTGGCAGATAGGCCATAATCTCAGTCTTCATCAATTCGCCAACACCTGCTTCGAGCTTTGAGTCAGGGTTTGCATACCTAAAGAACTTAAACTTATCTGTTGGCACCTTCATTGTCTTTAGGCGATTGAGAATGCCTCTTGCTGAGTCTTCAAAGTCTAAATAAAAGACGATGTTGTTTTTGGCTAATTCTTGCCTTATTGCCTCTAATGCGAGCCAAGTTTTACCACTTTCAGATTCACCAAAGAGGGCATTTATCTTGCCTGCATAGATAAGACAGTTGCCATCTTCTCTACGAAGCATTGATGGCGCAGGCTCATCGGCTAGTTCTAGCTCTTGAATCTGTTTAGGTATCCAAGAGGACTCAAAGGGTTGACCTTCTTCATCGTGGAGTTGAACTAGGGCAGGTGAATGAACTTCTAAGGTCTGAAGCTCTTTTCTTGCCTCGCCGTAGCCTTGCTCACGCAGAGCCTTGGCAGAGGCGGTGAAATTGCCTTGATGTTCAACTATTGTGAAGACTGCAAACTTGCTATAACTTCTTTCAGCTTCAAACTGTGTGGAGCTTGAAAAGACATAGAACTTGTCATTGCCTGCGTGATTAGTGGTGGCGCTTATGCCTTCAGACTTGCCTGGTCTTCTCCAAGAGGTCACACCTGCCTTGTTGGTATAGACCTTCTTCCATCCTAGGGGCTCAAGTATCTGATCCCAAGTGACTTTGGCGTTGTAATCATCGCCAGGAGTTAAATTGACACCTTTTGGCGCAAGTTCCTCGGTGACAAACTCGACCTTGGGAACTGAGTCAAATGTTTCAAATAATTTGTGAAGTTGGTCGCGCTCAGGCCCCGTCAGTGTCGGGATGCTACCCGCACCGCCAACAAGCATCTTCCAAGCTCCGCCCGAAGGATGGCAAGGCCCTGCCGATGGCGCGACAATGACAAAGCCGCCCTCGCCGCGTGTTTCTGCTAGGACATCTATCCCGCCATTCTCTCCTGGTCTTCTTGCAAGTTTAGTGTTGCCAGGCACTTCTCCGTCAATGCGATAGAGCCAATGGATTCCGCCTGATGGAGTCATCTCGACATAACCATTGTTGATGCGATCCCAAACATCACCAAGGCCTGCATTATTTGCCATCTCTTTTAAGTCAAGGTGCATCTTGTCGGCAACTGCTCGGCCTTCAAGTTCCAACATCTCTAAATTGCCACTGACTTTTCCACAGATGACACCGACACCTTCGGCGTTTGCAAACCAAGTCAACAACTCATCAGGCGTTGGCAGGCGCTCTTGATAAAGCTTCCAATTGGCAAGTGCTGGCCTTTTAGAACCATCAGTTGCCACCGGCACCGCACAGATGCCATTGGCAGCGAACTCAAGGCCTGTTCGTAAGATTTCCCCCGTCATAGTTCTCCTAGTTTGTCATTCTGTTAATAATCCATTGGACAACAGGCACCGCCACCGCATTGCCCATTTGTTTATAGCGGTGCGAATCGGCTTGGCCTTCTGTCCATCCATCGGGGAATCCTTGGAGTCTTTCACACTCGGTCGGTGTCAATCGGCGCACTGTTGATGTTGTTGCAACTCCGTGACCACTAACTCTGTCCAAGGTAAACATTGGCTCACCATCATTGGCAAAACCTTTTCCTTGAGGGCCTGCTTCATCACTACGACCTATCACAGTGCCTTGAATTGGAAATACCTCTGCGACCATTGGCATATTGTTTCCGCCTGTTCCCATTCTTGCTTGCAAAGTGTTTATCTTGTCATCTTGCACTCTGACATCACCTACTCTCTGTCCATAGAAAATAATTACTGTCGCTCTTGTATCGCCCATATCAAATGCGTTCAATGTCGGCACCACGCCCCCTTGCAACCAAGTTTCATTATCGTCACTTGTTTGCGCTCGCTTACTCTTTACGAACCACATCAACAATTGCTTTGTTATCTAACAAATCATCGGCAGCGAGTCCTTTGTAATCTCTCGCGGCTAAAGTTCCTGTGACTGCTCGTTCGCCACTTGATTCAGCGCCTCTTGCAATGGTTGTGGAAGAACCTTTCCTCGGCGAGTTGCTCTTCGCAAGATACCCTGCGCGGCCTTCGGCGATAGCGAGTATTTCTTCAGGTGATCGCCCTTGGTTTCCAAGACATCCGACAATGAAGACTCGACGGCGTCGTTGGGGAACTCCGAAGTATTGAGCATCAAGCACCCGCCAAGCGATGCGATACCCGCGCTCGACCAACGCTTCAATGACAACGGCCATATCTCTTCCGTTATTTGAGGAAAGTAAACCAGGCACATTTTCGAGGATAAAAGTCTGCGTTCTTGTTTCGTCAAGGAGTCGGCAGATTTCCCAGAAAAGTCCACTACGCGATCCCGCCAACCCTGCTCGCTTTCCAGCAACGGAAAGGTCTTGGCAAGGAAATCCACCTGTGATGATTCCGTTTTCGGGATTAAATCCTGCTGCTCGTAATTGTTCACCTGAAACCCCCTGAATGTCGCCGAATACTTGTGCATTCGGAAATTGTTTTCTCAATACATTTTGCGCGTTCTTATCCCACTCAACACTTGCGACAACTTTGACTCCTGCTCGCTCTAAAGCTAAATCAAAACCGCCAACACCTGCAAACAGTGACACTGCTGTTGTCATAGTTGCCCCTCAATTGCTTCCAAGATTTCTTTTCCTAATTCATAAGGAACCATTGAGCGAAGCCTTGAACCTTGAATGCCTTGCGTTCCCGTTCGCGATCCTCTTGGTGCTGCTTCGTGGCAAGGTTGCCCGTTCTTGCAAGGTGTCCTTGGTTGCCAGCCTTTGACATTGCCCCACAAATCAGTTGGTTTCATTCTTGAATCCCCATAGGTGCAATAAGTGACTGTTCGCAAAGGGAAACCTTTTACAACTGGCAACTTGCGAAGCATTCCTCTTGGGTTCTCCATAAGCCATCCATAAGTCGGATTCAGGTCTGCAATCAAAGCCAAAGTGTGAGCAACAAGTTCTTGACTTTGGCGAGCTGCATCTGTTCTTGGCTGAGGGTCTGCCCCACCTGAAATCCAGTGATGACCCATTGATGCAACGCTGAAAGCAGTGCAAGGCGGTGAGGCCCATACAAAATCAGGGCGACCATAAACTTCAATGAGATAATCTGCGGTCAAATCAAAGACATCAACATTTTCAGTTGCCTCAAAGAATTTATCCAATTCAAAACTCAAGACTTCGTGACCGGCATCCTTAAAGGCTTGAGTTGAGCTGCCTGTTCCTGAGAATAAATCAAAGACTCTCATAGTAAGAACCCCTCATTGTCACTTACTGCAAACTCAATGCGAGCCTTG